CGTCTTCCCTCAACATTAAAAGTCTAACAGCCAAATCTCATCTTAAAATCAATGCGTTTTGCTCTTCTCTAATGGGCATAAAAAAAGCCCGGATGTTCTCCGAGCATAAAAAAGCACCGATTATTTCTAACCGATGCAAGTGATATTATAAATCTTTTTAGCGCCACTGATCTATTCGTACCATAAAGACTTCCCCATCACTTATTTATTTTACAATTGATGTATAGCGTATATCAGTCTGGCTCATTCTGAACAGATTCAAATAAATAGCCATGAGGATTACCATTTTTATCTCCACACATCACGATGCAATACATTTGTTCTCCACCAACCATATGTATAACGTGTTGATTCAAAAGATAAAAGATCTTTTTGTACCATATTGGAATCATTTTTTCATAATAAAAGACATCAACTTGTGAACCATATGGATTGGGTACATGCATCAGTCCACCGCATTTATCGTATATTTTTACTGCTTCATCTTTTGTTAAATATGCTTCATCAATATCTACCCACCGCTTTGGTTCTACCGTGTAATCAGTTTTTACCGGAATTGGGTAGAATTGTGGATTGAGTCTTTCTAAATCCCTAAAAATATATTTTGCATTCCAATTTGAGGAAAATTTGTCATTATATTCATTATATAATTCTTTATTAACAACTAGATTTCCCATTGCAATATGTTCAATTATTTTTCGTATTTGTAGAGTCATAAATTCAATATCAGTATATCGAAAAGATGTTGATTTTTGATGAGTTGCAATTATTTCAATAGCCTTCATTCTATTCTTTACATACCACATTTCTTCAAGATATAAATCTAATCCACTTTTTCCCATATACATCTCCTGTTTTAATCGAATTTACGCTATTTTCATAAAATTGTATCAAAAAAATAGCGTAAATTCAATTTAATATTAGAACTTATCAAAATCCTCTTGGGTTGCCACTCTCCTATATTTCACGCCGTCATTAGCCTTTTCCGTCCACATATCCAGAACCAGCCCAATCGTGAGCAGATCCAGATCCCGAATGGAAATCCCCAGTTCCACGCTTCGCAGAAGGAACAGCGGCGTGGTCATTTCCCGCTCACTTCTGCCAATCTTTTTTTTGACGTCACATCCGTCACAAGGTTCTCACCCCACAGTTCCAGAATCTGCGGCAGTACCTCATAAATGGAGAACATATCAAACTGATCCAGCCAGTCCTCAATCTTTGCCGGAATGCTGTTATCGGCATGATAGGCCATCACATAGGCCACATTTTCAAAGATTTCCAAATCTTCAATCTGCAGCTCATCCCCATTCTCGGTTTTGCTCTTATAAGATTTTTCCAGTTTGGTCAGATCCTTAAAAATGTCCCTCTTAAACTTCGCCCGGTACAGGCGGGGGATCGTGGCAGAGGAACGGAACGGTACCTTTTTTCCGCTGATTTCTATTTCACGTTTAATCATACACTACCGCCTCCTCCATTCTGTTCACTAGCCTCTTCCTCTGTCGGAATATAGACTGTTTTGTACCAGTTCGCATAAGTACCGGCATCTGTAGTATCCCCGGTTCTGGCCTTAACCAGCCCATCGGAACGGGGATCGGCGGTAATGGACAGTGTCTCTGTACCCGGTTCAATCGTATCTTCCTTTGTTTCCGACTCGATAGACGGGCGGGAGGCGGAACAGTTATACAGCACATGACGGATGGCGTTCACATCCCCGTCAAATTCAAAGAGCAGGGCAAATTTCACGCTCTCGCCAACACCGCTGTTTTCGACCAGCACCCCTTTCGCATCCAGCTTCTCCTGCAAGATCTCTGTGCGGAACCACTCCGGGATCAGGGCAATCTCCAGATCCCCGCTGTATCCGTTGTTGGTCACACTGCGGAAATACACAATACCATCCGCATAGAACGGGCTGGTTTCGCCCTCCGCATCCAGACTGATACTCACCGCACCCGGAATGGCCTGGGGTGTCGCATAGGCAAACACCGGAGTCCCCCCGTCATCTGCCGTCTCCGTCAATTTCGCTGCATGGACATTTTTCAGGTTGTACTTGACCTTGTTTCCCATGAAAATCATACCTCCATTTCAAACGAGTAGAGGACTTCATAGAGCTTTTCGCTCTCAATCCAGACCTCTGTTTTGTCATAAAAAATACCGTGCGTATCCAGCACGGCTTCCAGTGTCTGTTCCACGGCCAGATCCTTGCTGTCCGTGTACAGTTCGATATTCACGCTGCTGACCTTCAGGTAAACCTTCCCATCTGCGGAAAAGTTATCGCTCTGGGGCAGAAGGTAGCAAATGAACGGAGGATCAGGGGATTCCCCTTCCGCAAAATGGTCATAAGCAAAAGGGATGCCCGTTTCCTCTAAAAGTCTTACCAAATCATCCATTTGTCAGGCTCCTCTCGATTTCACGCTCCAGCTGTTCAATTCCGGCCTCTTCCGCAGCAGCGATATGTGGCCTTGCTGCAACCCGGCCTCCGCCGCGCTTCGCATGGCCATACTCCAGCAGATGAGCAAGCTGATACCGGTTCCGTGAATGCACGGTTACCTGCAGGGCATTGGAACTTTCCTTTGTAGTCTTCACAGCCCAGCTTTTGGCATAATCCCCGGTATTCCTTGGAGCGCTGGTTTCAATATCCTTCCGGACAGTTGTCGCCGCTTTCTTTACCGCCGATTTCATATCTTCTGCGGCCAGATCTGCATATTCTTCCAATTCCTCCATCACCGCCGCAGAAAGCTGGCTGATAGAAATTTCCTTTCCCATCCTACCGCCTCACTTTCTCACAGGACAGCTTGATGCTTTTGCGCCTGTAATTCATGTGATCCACAGCGGCGATATTATAAAGTTCCCCATTGAACTCTACACGGAAATGGGTGCTGTCAATTTCAGCCGCCTTTTTACACCAACGGATCGTAAAATCAATATTGGAGTCATCTACCACCATCCCTGCATCCGTCTGTTCTTTCCCAGCCTCGCCGCTGACGGTCGCATAACAGGTATAGAAAGGCTTCCACTCATTCCGGTGGTTTCCGATGGCATCGGTGACCACCGTATTCTTTGAAATGAAAATCCTGACATTCAACAGTTCAATTTTCATCAGAAAGCCTCCTTCCTTGAGCCAAACAGGAGGGAGCGGATTGTCAGAGCCAAATCATGATGGTCCGCTTCCTCCCGGTGTTCATAGAAATATGCGGCTGCATACATGACAGCAACTTTTACGGTCTCATCCTTTTCTAAATCCGCTGTCTCATCCACCCGGAGAATATCCCGGCAAAGCTGCTCGGCAGATGCTATAAAGCCCGTAATCAACTGGTCGTCATCTTCATAATCAACCCGGAGATACTGTTTCATCTCTTCCAGCGTTACCACCATCATCCTCACCTCCAATAGGGAGGAAGGGCATGGACGCTACCTTCATGCCCCTCCATAGCTATCTGTATCCTTAACCCGCAGATCCGGCTTTCTGTACCAGCACCTTAACAGCCTCCGGCAGGATCATCTTTCCATCTACTCTCTGGGAGCCAAGGAAACCTACCTGACCGTTTGCCGCATACAGTTCGTTGAGGCGTTTAAAAGAGCGCCCCTGACGGTCTGCAATCCAGTAATAAGAGAAATCACCAAAAGCAATGGTCTTCGCCCCGGCCGCGATGGCAGGCATATAAGTAGAGGTTTTCACCGGCCGGCCAAGGATCGTGTCCGGCGTACCGGCTACCAGGGACGGCTGCCACAGGTACTGCCCATTATTATCCTTCAGCTTACGGATGGCTTTGATGGTTGAATCATTTAAAATCCACACCGCATTTTTACGGTACGGAGATTTCAGAGAATAGAACAGATCCATCAGTTCATCTGCTGTCACCGCAGTGGCGGATGCAGCCGTCACACCAGTTTCCGCACCACCAGAGGCAGCCAGGATTCCCAGAGGCTTTCCGGTACCGTCCCCAGTAAAAAAGGCTTCCTCCTCTTTGGTTCCGATTCTCCTCGCAAACTCCCTGGCAATATAGGACTCCAGGTCAAACACACTGTCATTTAACAGTTCCTCGGAAACCTTAATCATTGTCCCCAGCTTGTAGGCTCCAATGGATACCTGCGCAAAGGAGTCATCGCTTTCCGTGTAGGCTCCTTCCTCATCAATCCAGGAGGCAGTTCCCTTGGATGCCACCACCGGGATCTTCCGATCACCGCTGGAGGTCTGGATCACATTGGCAAGCTGGCGGAAGATGTTTTCTTCTTCCAGCTCCTCTACCAGAGTACGCTCATATTCATCCGGTACCAGATAACCGCCCTCAGAATCTGTTCCGATCTGCAGCGCATTCACCACAGAAGGCATCGGTGCTTTGGAACGCATCATGTTCCAAAAGTTTGTACGGTACTCATCCGCTGCACGGCCGGTCTTAGTCTCCTCCTTGCCGCTCATGGGCTTACCCGTCAGGGGCTTGTTCACCGGGCGGTTCAGTTCCGCCTCCAGCGCCTCCTGACGTTCCAGGCGGGCAATCTCCTTGCCCAGGTCGGTGATCTCCTGCTCCATACGGGTGTAGGCAGCATCATCCTCGGCAGACAGGATGCCTTTATCGTTTCTATGGGAATCCAGAAATGCCTTTGCGGCTTCCCAGGCTTTGGCGCGCTTCTCGCGCAGTTCAAGAATTGTCATTGTGGTATCCTCCTTAATTTTTCAAAAGATTGAGCCGCTCGTAGAGACTGTCTACGGAGCGGCCCTTGGGTTTGGAATCTTCAATTTTCTTAGGTTTGGTCCTGCACTTGGCTGCAATCTTATCCATGAGAGAATTGACCACAGCGGCTTTGGAATACAGCATGGACACCGCAGGCGGCTCCATGTCCTCCGGTACATCGGAGCGTTTGAGAATATCATCAGCAAAGCCAAGCTCCACCGCTTTGTTTGCGTCCATCCAGGTCTCAGCGTCCATCAGATGGGACAGCTTGGCGCGGGACAGCCCGGTCTTGATTTCATATGCGTTGATGATGGAATCCTTCACGCTACCAAGCATCTCGATGGCTTTCTGCATCTCTGCGGTATCACCCATGGCCACGGTCATGGGATTGTGGATCATCATCATGGATACCGGCGATACCAGCACCTTCGTGCCAGCCATCGCAATAATCGAGGCGGCGCTGGCTGCGATACCATCGATCTTCACAGTCACGTTGTGCGGATAATCCATCAGCATGTTGTAGATCTGGGCAGCCGCTACGCAGTCGCCGCCGGGGCTGTTGATCCAGACCGTGATGTCTCCGCTTCCGCCCATCAGTTCCTCTTTAAAAAGCTGCGGCGTGACGTCATCGTCAAACCAGCTTTCCTCGGCGATGGTGCCGTTCAGGAACAGCGTCCGTTCCGCCGGAGCTGTCTCCGTCTCTACCTGGTTCTTCCACTTCCAGAACTTCTTCATCAGAATCTTCCTCCTTTCCGTCATCGCTAATTTCGGTGTTTGCAAAAGCCCCGGCATTTCCAAGTGGGAGCATATTGCCGTTAATCAAATACAAATCTCCGCCTTCTTCCTTCGGAATCCGGTCCAGGTTTTCCAGTTCCCGGATGTCATTGGCGCTCATCCAGCCGTTCTGCCTTGCGGTGGCATATCCGCTCATCCGGCTGGCATAGTCGCCCCGGAGCAGCCCTTCTACGTTGAACTTCACAAAGTAGTTCTTTTTCTCTTCCTCAGAAAAAAGCGTCCGCTGAATAGACTGCTCCCAACGCACCAGCCAGGGTTCCAGCGTGTATTTCACGAACTCCAGAGACTGCTGCTCAATATTAGAAAAGCTCGACTTTTCAAGGTCTCCGACCATGTGAGGCGGGACTCTGAAAATTCGAGCGATCTCATTAATCTGAAATTTTCTGGTTTCCAAAAACTGCGCCTGTTCCGGCGAAATGCCAATGGGCGTATATTTCATACCTTCCTCTAATACAGCGATCTTATTGGCATTGCCGCTGCCTCCAAAGGTGGACTGCCAGCTTTCCCGGACACGCTGCGGGTCTTTGATGGTACCCGGATGCTCCAGGACACCGCCAGGGGCCGCACCGTTTGCAAAGAACTTCGCCCCGTATTCCTCACAGGCAATCGCCATACCGATGGCGTTCTTTGCCATAGCGATAGGGGAATACCCCACCAGTCCGTCAAAGCCAAGCCCTGGGATATGCAGCACATCGGAAGGATTCAGCCGGACAAGACTGCCTTTGACCGTAGGCGCATCATCCATGCTGACGGTGTATTCGTAATAAAGCTGTCCATTGCTGTCACGATTCACCGTCATCCGGTCCGGCATCAGCGGATAGAGGGCAATCACTTCACCTTTTCCGTTGCGGATAATCTGTGCGTAAGCATTGCCCCACAGCAAAAGATGGGTCATGAGCGTCTCCCGGAACACGAAGGAACTCATCTCCGGGTTTGGTTCGTCATGCAAGAGCAGATACAACGGATGGTTAATGGCTTTCTCCTTGCCTCCGTTCTCCTTATAGTGGTAAAGGTGCAGAGGAAGACCTGCCACTGCTTCCGCCAGGATGCGGACGCAGGAATACACCGCCGTCATCTGCATGGCAGACCGTTCATTCACTCTCTTGCCCGCAGTGCTTCCTCCGAAGAAAAAGCTGTAAGCGCTGCCCGTAGTGCGGTTCTGGGGCTTATCCCTGGAACGGAAAAGCCCGGAAAAGATACCCATATCGAATCACCGTCCTTTCAGATAAACAAAAGGCCCCGGCTGTCATAAACCGAAGCTCCCGTATCATTCCCACATCGGATCGCACGGTCAAGCCCCATGATGGTGGCAATCGCCCCGTCAATCTTTTCTGTGGATTTTTCCTTGTCCGCTTTAATGTTGCCCGCCGGGTCGGTGCGGATGAAGATGTTATCCATCATCCACCGCAGCACTGGGTGTCCGCCGTGGGCAATTTTCTCCTCCAGCACCAGCTTCATCAGTTCCTTGGTCGGCGGGGACATATCCTTAAAGCCTTGCCCGAATGGGACTACCGTAAAGCCCATGCCCTCCAGGTTCTGCACCATCTGCACAGCGCCCCAGCGGTCAAAGGCGATTTCCCGGATATTGAACCTCTCGCCCAACTGTTCGATGAATTTCTCGATATAGCCGTAATGAACCACATTGCCCTCGGTAGTCATCAGCGTCCCTTGGCGCTCCCACAGATCATAGGGGACATGGTCTCGCCGGACACGAAGGTCGAGAGTTTCTTCCGGTATCCAGAAGTATGGCAGGATGTAGTATTTATCCTCCTCATCCAGTGGCGGAAACACCAGAACAAAAGCCGTGATGTCCGTGGTGGATGAAAGATCCAGCCCACCGTAGCAGATGCGCCCCTCCAGATCATCCTCGGAAACTGGGAATGCACAGGCGTCCCACTTGTCCATCGGCATCCAGCGGACAGACTGCTTCACCCACTGGTTCAGCCGGAGCTGCCGGAAAGCGTTCTCCTCACCGGGGTTCTGCTGGGCAGATTCACAGGCGGCTTTGACCTTATCGATACCCACCGTGATACCGAGGGAGGGGTTTGCCTTCTTCCAAACCTTGGGGTCCGTCCAGTCCTCATCCTCGGCAGCGCCGTAAATGACAGAATAGAAAGTAGGATCGACCTTCCTGCCTTCCGCAATATCAATGGCTTTCTGGTGTACCTCATAACAGATGGAGTTGGTATCGTTGCCTGCTGTGGTGATCAGGAAATACAGCGGCTGCATCCGGGCATCGCCAGAGCCCTGGAGCATGACGTCAAAGAGTTTCCGGTTGGGCTGGGTATGCAGTTCATCAAAGATCACACCGTGGGTATTGAAGCCGTGCTTGTTCGCCACATCCGCCGAAAGCACTTGGTAGGAGCTGTTGGTGGGCAGATAAGTGATTTTCTTCTGGGACTCCAGTATCTTCACCCGCTTGGAAAGCGCCGGGCAGAACCGCACCATATCCACCGCCACATCAAACACAATCTTTGCCTGGTTGCGGTCTGCGGCGCATCCATACACCTCGGCCCGTTCCTCGCCATCCCCGCAGAGGAGCAGGAGCGCCACAGCGGCGGCAAGTTCCGACTTGCCCTGTTTCTTGGGGATCTCGATATACGCTGTATTGAACTGACGGTAGCCATTAGGCTTTAACACGCCGAACAGGTCACGGATGATCTGTTCCTGCCAGTCGATCAGTTCAAAGGGCTTTCCCGCCCAGGTACCCTTTGTATGACAGAGAGACTCGATGAACATCACCGCATAATCGGCGGCGTCTTTATCGTAGTGCGAGGTCTTCGCCATGAACCTGGTAGGCTTGTATTTCTTCAGCTTTCGCATAGGCACCACCTCCCGAATGGCATAAAAATAAGCCGCATCGCTGCGACTTTCAAAATGGTTCTGTACGAGAGAAAGAGCCATGCGGCTCGTTCTCTGTTGGTTTTCTTTACTGCTGCATCGCCCAGGCGATGGCGTGGCCGTCATCCTCGAACTCAACCCCGCTGGCTGCTCTCAGCCCGATCATCCCTTCGCAGGTGTGATCATCGGTAAGGAACTCGTATGCTGCGCCGAAGTAGCAGGGCTTGTTTCTCCCGTTGTAGTAGTATCCGGCAAGAAGAACCTTGTCTCCAAAATTCAGCGTTTTGCCGTCCATGCCTGAGAACCGCATCTCCAAATCCTCGGTTGTTGTGGGGTTCGGCAGTCTGTACTTTTTCATCGCTTCGTTGATCGTCATGATTTTACCCTCCGTGTCCTGCGCCGTTTTTTAAATGCCCTTGCCCCAAGAAAAGCCTTTTTCGGCTCTCTTGGAAATCATCATCTTCCGGAGCTCCATGAACTGCTCGCAGCTGATGCGGTAGGCGCTGTATGCGCGGCAAATGCTAATGTGAGCATCTTTGAGGTCCTTCTCAGTCTTGATGTTCTCAACCTGTGTTCTAAAGGCGTTGTAGGCTTTCATGTTGGCGTCCTCCGTTTTCTTTGTTTTCCCTTTCGGTGTGTACATATTCGCTCTAAAAGCACATATTATCAAGTCAATTCTGAGCATAATCTGTACAAAGATTGGAGGAACAAATTGTATATATTACTCCTGCGTGTGGCGGTGGATCGTTTCAATGATCTGTTCCTGCTCGGATGGCTCCACGCCGATAGACTGGAGCGCCTGCCTTGTGCCGCAGTCCGGGCAGATGAGCGTTTCGTTGTCCTCTCTGGAAAGCGCCGGAGCGCCGTGGTAGGTTCTGCCGCACAGCGGGCAGAACGCCGTCCTTATGATGTTATCTTTCATATCCACATACCTCCCTGCATTTATCATAGGCATCAACCAGGACGTTTTTATCAAAGCGGAAGGTGTCGTACCCTTCCAGGCAGGTCCGCATATAGAAATTGCCCGGAATCCCAATCGGCCTGTCCTCATGCATAATGTAGGCAAAGGCCGTCACCGTCCTGCGTTTCCCCGTGCGTATGCCTTTGTACTGGAGTTTAATGTCCCGTTTGTAGTAGAAATTGGGGAATCCCTCGTAGCGGTCGAGGGCGGCTTCATCTGGAGCCGTCACCTCCCAGATCACCACAGGTACCGTGCCGTCTTCGCTCTTCTCGATGGTCAGGTAGGAGCCGGTCTTGCTCCCCTTAAAAAGCAGTTCCCAGCCCTTAAGATTTGCCGTGCCGAGGATTGTGGCGTGCGGGCAGCGCATCCGCATCTGCCCGACATTGAGGTTACTGCCATAAGCGATATAGTATCTTTTTTCTTTCATGGTAACTCCATCCTTTCCGAAGGGATCACCCTTCTACCACCTTAAGACCGCCGAAGCGGTCAGGGGAAAGGTGGCAGGAGGCTAACTCCTGCGTGTCCTTCAAGCGGCGGCCCTGCCGTGCCGGAAGGCTGTGTCCCCGGTAAGATTGCGGGTCAGGAAATCTCTGGCCGTTGCGAACTCCTCGCCGATGAAGCCCAGGCGGAGGAGCCAGGTGCGCATGGCGTATTTGGGGTTCTCGTTCTGCTGGGGCTTAGGGCTTGCCGTCCTCACATTCTTCGCCATCTGGCTTAAGGCCAGGCAAAGCTGGATGTAGCTCTTAAGCTGCCCTGCGTGGATGCCGCCCCTGCGCTCGGCGGTCGGCTCATCGAACTGGAAGAGCCGGAACTCGACCGTGCCTTTGGTAAAGGTGGCGTGGAGGTTGAGCATATGGTAGCGGCTGTCGTTGTAGTGGTGGCTCCTGCCGCAGCTTGCGCCGTTGCTGGTGTACCAAATGTCCGCAAGCTGTGACATCGTGCGGGGCTTCCTGCGGTTAACCTGCTCCAAAAACCGTGGGTCTACCGTGCGGCAGTAACGGCTCATGCGGCCCCGGTCCAGTTTCAGCGCCTCGGCGATCAGGCTTTCGTGGCTCGCCATGATGTTGGCAAGGTTCCGGAGGCTCTGCGGCGTGTGCCCCTGTGCCCCGATGTGGATGTGGACCCCGCAGCCCCGGCTGGCATCACTTTTTGCACCTGCATGTCTTAATTGTCTGCAAAGCTCCTGCAGGGTTTCGATGTCACCGTAGGTCAGGATCGGGGTAACCAGTTCGCATTCCTGTTCTTCCGGTCCCGCAATGGAAACGTCCTTCTGGAATTTCCACTCGCGCCCCTGGCTGTCCCATGCGCTCCAAGTGCTGTATCCGTTGCGGCCGGCAGTGTTCTCATATCTGCCTGTGCCAAAGTAGGTAGCCGCAACCTTCGCAGCCTTCTGCCGGGTGATATTGTTCATCTCCACCTCGACCCCGATTGTCTGTGTTTTCATCTCTGCAATCTGCCTTGCTGTTTTCTCATTCATTCTGAAATCCTCCATTTTTCTGCCCTGCGGCTGTGTGTTTTCCCTTTCGGTGTACACATATTCGCTCTAAAAGAGGATAATAGCAAGTTAATTCCGCACTATATATTACACAATGATTCCGGGCAGAATTTGTGTGTTTTACAGCTTATTTTTATTTCCAAGACCTGCTGCCGTAAGCTGAACCCCCAGCCGGAATCCATCCTTGAATCCCTCCAGGATCTGGTGGCTTTCCAGTTCAGAACGGTTATCCATAAGCCTTTCAAGAATCTTTTTTCCATTCTCATCCAGTAACTGCGTCAAATGCTCCATGTCCTGATAAACCTGTTCACTGCATTGTTCTATCTCCGGCGTCTTATCATTCCGGTTTTCCCATGGCACAATCCTGCCAAAATAGAGCTGCTCTAAAATATCCTGTTCCATTGATCATTCCTCCTCATCTGTACAGAGTGTGTTTCCCAATCTCAATTCCGTATATATTTTCATATAACGGCTCTGTTCACTGCCCTCGGAATTCATCATCGCATGAAAGAAAAACTGCTCTGCCTCCGCACGGCTGTACCATTCTTTGGCTTTGCCATAACAGACTGTCTTGACCACAGGGATTTTCCGGACAATATCCTCCCCATAGACCACGTTCAGGCCACTGCCATTATCCCAGCGCATAAGGAGGGAACCGGTGTCATCCACACCTTTGACGGTGCCTTTTATACCGGCAGGCGGAGCCTGCACATCATCCATCTGCACCAGTTCCACACGGGTGCCGGCGGGATATTCCCGGCGGATGCTTTCCACAATCTCTCTACTTGGAAACTTCATGGTTCACACCCCCATCCTTGAAAGCCGAGGACCCGGTCAGATTCTTCAGCAGGATCTTGCGCTCCGCTTTATATTCGCTGCCGATAAATCCCAACCGCAGCAGAAAACAGCGGAATGCGTATTTCTCATTCTCCACCGGTTTCTCAGTCGCTGTTACCCGCTTGGCATTCCTGCTCATCTCGCAGAGTGCGGAAATGAAGTGGGTGTAGGCTTTAGCAGCATCGGAATCGGGCAGTTCTTCGAACCAAGGAAACGCCACCCGGTCCTCCATGATTTCAAAGGAAAGCTCGCTGATCCCCAAAGCTTTCCGTATCAGTTTGCCCTTGGCTTCCAGCAGCTTAGTAAGATTGCCCAACGATACCTTATCAAGCGGGATTTCCACCGTAAGCCCCACGTTCGCCTCCTGTGGCTCGTTTTCACTTGCCTTGGATAATTCCTCTGCCCTTGCGTTAAGCCATGCCTGTGCCATTTCTGCGGGTGCTGCAACGATCCCCCGGTCAGCAAGCTGCTCCAGCAGGTTTTCCACCTCCCCGCTGTCGGCCCGGTCATCAAATTCCAGCGTACCTTCTTTCGTTACTGTAAAGTAGCCGATTTCGTAAGCGGCGCTCGGCATCCCTTTATACTTCGGCCTGACCTCCAGGATTTCCCCGATGGCTGTTACCAGCGCCTTCCTTTCCGCGCCTGTTCTGTGAAATTCAATTCGCATTCCCTGTACCTCCTTGTTTTTCGGTACTACATTAATCACTCTAAGCAGCGGAAATAGCAAGCGAATCCGGCACAAAATATGTCACAACAAAAATTCCGGGAATTGTGAGTAGTACACAATGCCGGAAAGCAAGCCGCCTAACGGGAAACCACCGGAGCCGTCAAAGAGACTACCCAGGGTAAGAGTCTACGGATCTGGTGTATCTCTTCCGACTCTGTCCGGCTCTCTACTATGGATATATATAGGGTTCACGATGTCTCCACCTCCTTCACAAGATTGGAGTATGGGATCTGCTCTCCGTTTCTCTCTACAAAAATATCCTCCGGCGGGATGCCGTTCTCCACGGCCCTGCGGAGAATGACCGATGCGTATTTCTCATCCAGTTCCATCATGCAACAGACACGGTTCATCTGTTCACAGGCCATCATGGTAGAACCGCTACCGCCAAAGGTGTCGATCACCACGGCGTTCTCCTGGGTGGAGTTCCCGATGGGATACCCCAGCAAATCCAGAGGCTTGGAGGTCGGGTGGTTGGCGTTGCGCTTCGGTTTGTCGTAGTTCCAGATGGTAGTCTGCTTGCGGTCGGAATACCACGGGTGCTTGCCGTTTTGGAGAAATCCATACAGCACAGGCTCATGCTGCCACTGGTAGTCTGAGCGTCCCAGCACCAGGGAGTTCTTCACCCAGATACACACGCCAGCCAGATGAAATCCGGCGTCAATGAACGCTTTTCTAAAGTTCAGCCCCTCAGTATCTGCATGGAACACATAGGCCGCGCCGCCTTTCTCCAGATGCTCCGCCATGCACTGAAAAGCAGAGAGGAGGAAGTTATAAAATTTCTCCTCTTTCATGGAGTCGTTCTGTATGGTCAGGCCGCTGGAACTTTTAAAGGAGACGCCATAGGGCGGGTCCGTCACGATGAGATTGGCCTTCCTGCCGTCCATCAGCTTCGCTACATCCTCGGCGGAGGTGGCGTCTCCACACACAAGGCGGTGCCGGCCGATTGTCCAGACATCGCCCCGCTCCACAAAGGAGGCTTTCTCCAACGCAGCGGTCAGGTCAAAATCGTCATCCCTGGCTTCACTGCCGGAATCATCCGCAAACAGGTCTGCCAGTTCCTTTTCATCAAAACCGGTCAGCAGGGGATCAAAGTCCATACCCTGCAAAGACTCAATCTCTACCCGCAGAAGCTCCTCATCCCATCCGGCATCCATCGCCATACGGTTGTCCGCAATGATATAGGCTTTCTTCTGAGCTTCACTGAGGTAGTCTGCAAACACACAGGGAACCTCAGTGATGCCTTCCTCCTTTGCCGCCAGGATTCTGCCGTGACCGGCGATCACATTAAAATCCCGGTCGATGATGACGGGATTGATAAAGCCGAACTCCCGCAGGGACGAGCGCAGTTTTGTGATCTGCTCCGGGGAATGGGTGCGGGCGTTGTTCACATAGGGTACCAGCTTGGCAATCGGCACAAGCTGCATTTCCGTTGTTGTCTTCATCGCACCAGCCCCCATTCCGCAAATTTCTCAAAACCGCCAAGGTTCTGGATGTATCTCCGGGCAGTCTCCACGATTTCTCTATAGGGAATGCCGTCCACCGTATCATCCCCGATGGCGCAGGCAAGCTGCACGGGCTTCCCGGTTTCCTGCGCCTTCAGCCAAGCGTAGATATTGACAGACACATCCACTTTGGAGAGGTCTTTCCCGTGCAGTCCGCCGCCCGTTACCGAATCGGCCATATCAGAGCCGAGCTTCCGGTTGGTCGCGCCGGAATCCACATCTGTGCCGCCCGTCCAGTCGCCCAGGGGATTGACCTCGGCGTTGGGGTACAGCTTTTTCAGTTCCGCTGTGGGCGCATTGCTCTGGCAGAGGATCAGCCTTGCCTCGTCAATGATGTACTTCCCATCAAAAGGGTAAGTGTGATACACACTTTTGGCGATCTCACAGAGGGCTTTCTGCTCCTCCGTGACTGGCATTCCTTTGAAGATGCCGTTGTCGCCGCAGCGGATTCCTTCTGCCTGGTTCCCGGCAAGGTGCCCTTCCTGCGGCACTTTCACATAATCCGTGTGCAGATTCCCGGCAATGCGCTTCACGATGGTATACACCTCACCCAGCGGGATGTGTACGGAACTCTCCGCGATAATGTGGCTGACGCCGTGACCGATGAGAACCTCCACAGCAATCCTGGGATTTTCTTCTTTCCTGTACGCCGCATCCACCAGAGCGCCGGCGATACGGTCCGCCACCTTATCCGGGTGGCACGGATTTACTTTCTCAAACATGACTTCACCCCTTCCTTGCCCGGAGCAGACGCTCCATCAAATCATCCTGGGGAGAAATCTCCCCGTAATCGGTGCTGCAGTTTTCCTTCACGATCTGGAAGATCTCGTTCCAGAGCCGCACCGCCTGGTTCATGTAGTTGATACCGATATTGATGAACGGGGACGGGATCGGCTTCTGGGTAGTTGGGTGCTTGGAGAGGAATCCCATGCGGTTGGTCATCTCCTCGCACTGAATCCAGCGGGCGCTGCACATAGCGTACCTCTCCAATAGCTGGGGCGACACCTTCGCCGCGCAGCCCACCTTCTTTAACCACTCCCAGGTTTCCGTGTAGATCTCCTCCGCTTGGAGCGTACTTCCGTCACGCTGCTCGGCGGAGAGGAACTCATGGGGCTTTGGCATATCGACACCCTCGACTTCGGGAATATCCAGCACTTCTAATCTGCGTCCGCCCGGATTGCCGTTCTCGGCTTTCTCCCTGACAGCGGATTTCTTCCTTCCCGCACCGGGTCTCGCACCGCCGCGCCCGCCTGTGTTATTGGATTTTGTCGGCATTTTCTCACCCCTTTCCTCGAAAAAATGAGCAGCCGCAGCCGGCCGCCCTTTATTACCCTTTTGATTTCGCCTTTTTCGCACGCGAGACTCCACGCCCGTTCCCACGGGGCAGAGCCGTAGAGATTTTGACCGCCCCTGGGGCCTTTAGTGATTGTGCCAGCGATCCCCACGTTCTGCATGAATCTTCGCATGACAAGAAGAACATAAGGACATTAGATTATTTTCGCTGTGATCACCGCCCTCTGCCAGAGGCTTGATGTGATGCACCTGCTCCGCTTTTACGAGCCTGCCTTCCCGTTGGCACCGCTCACAAAGCGGGTGCGCATTCATGTACCGGTCACGGATGCGTTTCCATGCCCGTCCGTACCTGCGCTTTGCTACCGGGTCCCGGCTGTATTTTTCGTACCGCTGGTTCTCCAGTCTCTGATGTTCCTCACAGAACCTGCCATCCGTCAGCTTGGGACAGCCGGGGTAGGAACACGGCCGCTTGGGTTTCCTTGGCATCGGCTCACCTCCTCCGGGCATAAAGAAAGCCCCACAGGATTTCTCCCATGAGGCTGGCTGTCTTTATGCAATTTTCGATATTACTATCGTACCATGTCCAATTGGGAACTTCATCTCACAAAGTGGACATCAGACTTTCCCAAACAGGAGGATGGTCAGGCGCTCCAGCGCCCGGTTCTTCCTGCGGTATGCGGAAGCCCGTTCAATCTGGAAATAGTCTGCCACATCGTCAGCGGCATTACTTCCGTACTGGTTGTCCTCACCATAGAACGCTTCCAGCACATACCGTTCATCCTCTGTCAGTTCTTTCCAGGCTGGGACGAACCACGCCATGTATTCCACCGCCTGCCGGTATCGTTCCTTCAAAACATCGATCTCCTCAATGCCCTTGACGATCCTCTCCTCTGAAGCCTGCGGATTATGGCTGCGGGGCATCCCGTCAAGCTGCGGGCTGCTGATGCCTTCCATTTTCTCATAGGCTCTTTTGATTTCGTCATCCGTGTGGCCGATAATAAATTTCATGCTGCCGTAATCCTTCAAGGCGTCCACAGCCGCCGACCGTTTATCAAGATACTTCCAGATAATGCTCATACCCGGTACCTCCAATCAAAGATTTTTTATTTCTCCCGGATTGTCACAGATTGTCTTTGATTGGCTCTTGTTTTCATGGCTTGGCTCAGATTTTCAGATCCGCTTTCACAGCTTCGATCAACGCTGCCTGTGTGGTGTCCTTTTCCGACAGGGCCTTCATGATCCTCTCGTCAATCGTACCTTTCGTGATGATATGCTGCACCACCACGGTATCGGACTGCTGGCCCTGCCGCCAGAGACGGGCGTTGGTCTGCTGGTAAAGTTCCAGGGACCAGGTCAGTCCAAACCATACAAGGGTGGAACCTCCGCTTTGAAGGTTCAGCCCGTGTCCCGCCGATGCTGGGTGGATCAGGGCCACCGGAAGTTCCACGGCATTCCATCTGCGGATGCTTTCCGAAGAATCCAGCCTGGAAAATGGGATTTTCAGCTTATGGAGCCGTTCAGTGATCCGTTCCAGGTCGTGCCGGAACCAGTAAGCCACCAGGAGCGGTTTCCCTCCCATACTCTCGATGATGTCCTCCAAGGCATCCAGTTTCCGGTCATGAATGGCAATGGTCTCTCCTTCATCCGTGTATACTGCACCGTTTGCCATCTGTGAGAGCTTCCCGGAAAGAGCCGCAGCATTGGCGGCGGTGATTTCCCCGTCCGGGAGCTGCAGCAACAGATCCCGCTTGAAGGAAACATACCGTTGCACTTCCTCCTCAGAGAGATACACCTCATAGCCGGAGGAAACGAACTGTGGCATCTGCAGGTAATCTGTGGATTTCATGGAAATCGTGATGTCAGAGATTAGCCGGTAGATCTGTTCCTCCGCCCCTGGAAGGGGCTTGTAGGAAAACACCACCTGCCCATTGCGCTTGTCCGGCAAGAAAAACTGGGTACGATACTGGCTGATGAACCTCCCCAGCCGCTGTCCCATATCCAGCAGCTTGAACTCAGCCCACAGATCCATCAGCCCGTTGCTGCTGGGCGTCCCGGTCAGTCCCACGATCCGTCCCACCTTCGGCCGCACCTTCATCATGGCACGGAACCGCTTGGACTGGTGATTCTTGAAAGAAGATAACTCATCGACCACCACCATATCGTAATCAAAGGGGATGCCGCTTGTCTCTACCAGCCACTGCACGTTCTCCCGGTTGATGATGTAAATATCTGCCTGCCGTCTCAGCGCCGCCAGCCGCTCCGCCTCTGTTCCCACAGCTACGGAATAGATCAGGCTGCCCAAGTGGTCCCATTTCTCAATCTCTGCCGGCCAGGTATCCCGTGCCACACGGAGAGGCGCAATCACGATGGCTTTGTGGATCTCAAAGCTATCAAACAGCAGGTCGTTCAAAGCGGTCAGGGTAATGCTCGTCTTGCCAAGCCCCATCGACAAAAGCACCGCCGCAACAGGGTGTGTCTCGATATACTCCGTGGCATATCTCTGATACTCATGAGGACTGTATTTCATCAATGATCCCTCCAATCTGTTTCTCATCATCCAGTACATACACCCGGAAACCTAACCGCCGAAGGAGCCTGTGCCTGGAAAGCTGCAGGGGCCTCGGTTTTTCTCCCGGTGCTTTTACCTCCACAAAGCCGATGTGTCCGCCCGGCATCAGCACTAAACGGTCGGGCATCCCGGCAAATCCGGGAGAGGTAAATTTCGGTGCGATGCCGCCTGCCGCTTTTACGGCTTTTGCCAGGTTCTGCTCAATCTGCTGTTCCCTCATATTCCCTCCATAACATCTCGAATGCTTCCACTGCTCCGCTGCAGGCGCCGATACGGCCAAGGTACCGTGCAATAACATCATGTTCTGCCAGGACCGGGAACTCGAAGTCGTAAAGCATATCCCGGACAAAATCTCCGCATGGCGTGGCATCCGCCTCGAAGTTCCTCGCCCAGCGGAAGAACGGGCTGGGATTGTCATTGATTTCCCGTGTCAGCTCAATGCGGTACTTCCAGTTCAAATCGTTCGGATTCACAGGTCGATATCCGGCAAGCAGCATAGCGTCCTTGAATTCGTTGTTTGTGAGGTAAACACCCGTGTCACGTTCCAGCAAGTGTTTCATCCCGTAACTCGTGTGTCCCTGTAGGATCTTCTTCCCGGCTCGAATATTCTTTCTGATCCATCCGTCAACCGCTGTGATCACATCATCCTCACGATCCGTGAGCAGCGCCCCATCGATTAATCCGTTCTCATTCGTATAAGGTCTTCCGTTTCTGATCATTTCCGATTTCTCCTTTCAACGTTGTCCCGTCCATCCCTTGTCCACAAAGCCTGTCCACAGCAAAAACCTTTGTAATCACTGCGTTTTTGCCGCTTCTGCGGACAAGTGGACGAAAAAATCCCTTACGCGCGAAATACGCGCATTCGCCCGTGTGCAGGACGGGTTCTATCATATAAAACTCCATGTTTTTGTCTTTTATAGTTTTTTCTGTCCAGTTGTCCACAAAATTGCAGAAAGCCCTTGTGCTGACTGCGTTTTCCGGCCATGGACAACTCCCGGACAGGTGATGGACGGGTCAGGTTGTCCTCGTATATACACGCTGCCGGCCATAGATGGGGAGCATCTGCCGCACCCCGCATTTCTCCCAGCCCTCGATCCGCACCATAATGGCGGATATGGCATAGGAGTCCGAGGGGCGCATCTCCTCCTTGCTTTTGCCGAAGCATTCGCACCAGATCTCGATATTGCTCACGGTCTGGCGCTTCACAGTGCCTTCAACCCGGGTCGGATCGTCAATATCACGGATATACTCCCTGCGCCGGTAATAATCCATGCTGTCCCAATCATCGGGGAGGAGCATATCCAGATAATTCCGCACGATGCCCTCACGGTCGTCCTGCTCCATCGCTTCCCGCTGTTCCTGCCTGGCGTAAGCCTCAAGGTCAGCATCAAGATACAGCTTTTCTCCCGACCTGGCGATCTCGGCGACCTCCGCCCATATCTGCTGAACCACCTCGGCGGTCATCTCCCAAGGCTTGCACTTTCCCTGGCCGGTAACCTTGACGTTCCAGAACCTGCGGTTGCCGGTAATGTCGCGGAGATACCCGTTCTCGCTGTTGGTCGTGCCGAAGAACACGCATTGCCTTGGGTGCGGAGTCACCCTCCGCCCAAAACTGGCACGGTATTTGTCGTCCTGCCTGGAAATAAAGGCTTTGACCTTGTCGATGTCCGCCTTTCTCATGCCCGCAAGCTCGCCGATCTCCAGAATCCAGTACCCCTGCAGTTTCTCAGCGGCTGTTTTGTCGTTCATGTCAGAAAGGGCAAGGCTGTCCGAGAACCATTCCCCGCCCAGAGAGGAAATCAGGGTGCTTTTGCCAATGCCCTGAGCCCCATTTAAAACAATCATGTTGTCAAACTTGATGCCGGGATAATGTACCCTCATATACGCCGCACACAGCGACTTCCTGGTGACCGCCCTGACATAGCGGTTGTCCTCCGCACCGAGATAATCGATCAGCACGGTCTCTGCCCGCCTGACCTTATCCCATGGCGGAAGGGACTCGAACATTTCCCGGATAGGGTGATAGGAACGGTCGTCCGTCACTTTAGTAACCGCAATGCGGTAGTTACGTTCTGAAAACGAGCCATAATGGGAATCCACGAAACTGATGAGCTGCGCATCATCCGCATCGCGCCAGAACCTTGCCGGATGTTTCCATGGCACCTCGCCCTTGATCTCCAAGCCGTCTGCCAGCTGATTGAACACAATGCCCTTGAGGTTGGGGTCATTCTCCATGATCAGGGTGATGTTGTGGAGGTTGTTTTTTAGCACCATAGAACGAGGCTCATACTGCAAATGCTTCTGCCAGTCGATATCCTCGCCGCCGGAGAAATCTGTCTCCGCACCGGCTGTTCTCTCGCTTGCCGCCAGCATCTTCACCTCGTCCTGCTCCATGGCAAACTCGCACATGGCCTTATAGGAGGCTTTGTCGTCCAGATCCCCGAAGCGATGGATGCGGATGATGTCAAAGGCGTTGCACATCTTCAGGTACGCCGGGTCTTTGGCATGGTGGCTGTAAACAAACTTATCCTCCTTGATCTCTACGCCAGCCATACTGGAGGATGCAATCAGATGCCAGCGGCTCTCGTTATCGGTCGGCTCATACACATCAGAGAGAAATGCCTCCAACGCCTTGCTGATAGGATAATAGGTACGGTTGAACAGACCCACGACACCTTCCTTGGTCAACGGGTCCTGCACCTTCTGCTGTGCAGTGGTATTCGCCTTGCTCTCCCTGGAGGAGGTTGGAAGCCTTGTGGGGTCTGTCCATTCCGGATGTTCACTGAGTATTGTATCTGGGTCAAGCCACGGTCCGTCCGTCTCCTTATACACGAATGAACCGTTTGCAGGCGTGGACGGCCAGTACATCAGTTGATTAGGCTGGTAGGAACATTCGTCAAAATAGTCGATACCCAGCATCTGAGCGAGATAGCGGGAGACCGCCACAAATTCCTCCGGGGTCACATCCCTGGTCAGCGGGAACACCAGCCGGACACGTGGATTTTCTTCCGTGCTGCTGTGGGTGGTGTACAGCACAGAGGTATAGGGACAGAGTGATTCATAGCTTTCCAGAAAATCAGCATTGATACGGTCACCGTCAAGAGCCACCATTGAACGGCTCTCCACAGTATCGGCCTTTCGCCTGCCACCCTTTAGTACACCCGCCACAAAACCTCCGTGGTCTTTGGCTGTGTCCCGCTGCGCACGGCTCATCTTCGCATATTCCTCGGCGGACTCGGTGGTACGGATAGTCACTCTGAGCCGTTCTTTCAAATCATCAAACCCGATGGTCTTGTTAACCCATCTCTTCGCCTGCCGGTTATTGCCGTAGGCAATGTTTAATTCGCGCATGGCATCTCCTCCAATTCCTCTGTAAAATACCGCACCGGTATGTTCTTCTTTTCTGCTTTCGCAATCTCTGCCCGCATCCCCGATGATATGACGCTGCCGAACACCCATACCTGTTCACATTTCGTGAGCAGCACCATTCCCATGAACAGGGCAAGTTCCCGTTCCGCCGGGCTGCCGTCATCCATGAACTGTGGATAAAGCAGATGTGGTGTAATCGGGATACAGGTATTCCGTACTGCAAAACAGCTGTATAGCCTTGCCATGTTCACATTCCGTTCCACATCACCAGCGTAGGGAGAGCAAATATAGACCAGCGGCCGATACACACGCCTTGCCGCTTTTTCCTCTTTTTCGATATGGGAGAAGGCTTCATAGACCGTCGGGTCATAGTAGCCCTCGCTGTTATATTTGTTGATGCCCATAGGCTGCACCTCCTTCTAATCCTTCTGATAAAACTCGCATTCATATCCGTCCGCCCGGAGCTTCAGCCCTTTCGCCCAGGGCGGCGTCCTGCCCATCTGTTCGCACACCGCCGCAACCGACATCCGCCGGTCGGCCTCAATGATGACCTCATCATGCACATGGGCAACAATGGCACAATTACGCAGAGTCCGCATGGCATAGCAGAGAATATCGCGGGCAGTACCCTGGACGATGTTCTCCACAAACTTGGGACCGTAGCTTTCCAGCCGTTCCCATTTCTTCGTACCGCTCACACCCATGTAAGTCACCGACTCCCCACCAAACCGGTTCTCTCCGATCCTTGGTTTCACATAGGCGAGCCGCCGGCCGGAAGGGAGCGTAATGAAGAGCATGGCGCTCCGGTAATCAAAGCGGAGCCCGTGTGTCTCCGTAGGGACTCTCTGTCTGATACAGTCCTTTACTGCCCGGTCTACATCCCACCAGAACTGCGTGATCATGGGATTGGAACTGCGCCACGCATCTACCAGAGGCTGCAGTTCCTCCTCGGCAAGCCCCATCTCCAGCGCACCCATGGATTTCAATGCGCCCACCGATCCGCCGTAGCCCAAGGCCAGTTCCGCGATTTTTCCTTTCTGACGGAGATGTCCATTGACGCCATGCTTCTCCACCGGAACATGGAACATCTGGCTTGCCGATGCGCAGTAAATATCGCCCCCATCCTCAAAAACCTTGAGCCGCCATCGCTCCCCGGCAAACCAGGCGATTACCCGCGCCTCGATTGCAGAGAAGTCCGCTACAATGAACTTCCGGCCATTCTGCGGCACAAATGCCGTGCGAATGAGCTGGGAGAGGGTATCCGGGATATCTTCATAAAGCATGGAAAGTGCTTCATAGTTACCGCTCCGCACCAAAGCCCTCGCTTCAGCTAAATCGCCCATATGGTTCTGGGGCAGATTTTGCAACTGAATCAGCCGCCCGGAGAACCGGCCGGTACGGTTGGCCCCGTAAAACTGGAACATTCCATGGGCCCGTCCGTCTGCGCAAACCGCATTCTCCATCGCTGCGTATTTCTTCACGCTGCTCTTGGCAAGCTGCTGCCGGAGTGAGAGAACCTCCCGTAGGGGCTCCGGCGCTGTCTTAACCAGCTCCGCCACTGCCTTTTTCCCCAGAGTATCCGTTTCCATCCCTTGGTCTGCCAGCCACTGTTTCATCTGCTGTACGGAATTCGGGTTTTCCAGTTCCGTCAGTTCCCGCATAGCGGCGGTCAGCCGTTCACGGGAGCGGGCATCTATCGCAATGGCCTGCCGGACCAGTTCCATATCCACGCCAATACCACGGTCATTGATCTCCTGGTCGAGGTGGTATTCCTCCCAGATGGCATCCGGCACCGGGAAGTGAGAGAGCCGTTTTTGTATCTGCATTTCCGTCTCCACATCCCGGAGGTTATATGCCTTGAACCGTTTCCATTTCTCCGGGTCATGCTCCGGGCGGTTCCGTGTCCTGCCGCCATTCGCCTTGGTCGGCTTGCAGGGAACGCAAAAGTAACGGATCAGATCTTTGCCCTCTGTCAGTTTCTGTTTCTCCAATCCCAACGCTACGCCGGCGCTTTCCAAAGAGAGGGGAAGCCCCAGCGTGGCAGCCCACACCATCGTACAGCGCCAGCCTTCCGGCTCCAGCCATTCCCCCAGGAAGTTTGACAGGCACACCCGCTCGAACATGGCGTTAAACGCCCACTTGGTAACGGAAGCGTCTGATAGGGCAGAGAGGATTTCATCCGGAATCTGTTCCCCACAGGCCAGATCGACCACGCGCACATCCCCGCCATCCACTGCATAGCCGAACAGCAGGATTTCAAAGGCAGGGGAGGAGGCGTATTTATACACGCCGCATTTGGAGAGATTCACATCCGAATATGACTCAATATCTATGGACAATGTCCTCATTTCTTTTCATCATCTCCCTTCAACCGCCAAAGGGGCAGCAGGGGCTGATACCCCCGCCACCCGGTTCCAGCGGTTTTCTGTGTCAGGAGAGGAAATCCTCGTCCTCATCCGCAAAGTCATCCTCCGGGCGGGACTTGCCGCCCAGCGGCTCACCGTCACGGATCTTCTGCAGGTTATTCAAGCCACAGGCAATCCCCTTATTGCCATTGGAATTGAACGCATAAAAGTTGATGCTCGCCCTGCCGTACACACCGCTGTAAACCTCGGAAGTATCCAGGATCGGCTGGCGGTCCGCGTCCACAATGCCCGGAGCCGTGGCGCTGTTGGCGTTGACGAAGTAGGCGTTTGCGTAGGCTTCATCGTCCGGGCGCTCCGCATCCCCGTCACGGAGCGGCGTCTTTAAGACGGAAAGCGCCGGTACGCTCCGGCCGTTGCCTTTCAGCTTGGCCTCGCCCTCCTTATAAGCTGCTTCGATAGCCGCTTTGATCTTGTTGATGGTGACCGTATCCGACTTGGGGATGATCAGGCTGACACTGTACTTGGGGGTGCCGCCGTTGATGGACTTGGGCTGCCACACGTTGCAGTAGCTCCATCTGGTATTGGGGCCGGTGATCACTTTCATCGGGTTCTTGACTTTATTTGACATTCTGGTTTCCTCCTCAATCTTTAAAATCATTCTGTGCCGTATTCATAGGCTGCCGCTTATCGGACAATGGCACAAGGACGGGCTTGCCCTGTGGCTTTTCAATCAGGCCGCCCAGCAGCTCATCAAACTTCTTTTTACCCAGGAGCTTCTGCATCTCCGTAAGGCCCAGCACCTTTTTGGCGTAGGGATCATATCCTGCCTGGGAAACGGCATCGGCCACCGCGTCCTCGCTGATATACCGGCGGTTGGAGCGCCCCTCCACCACCTTGTAGCCGGGATACTCTGTCCCGCTGAGCGCCTGCCGGAGCGCGTATTCCTTCACATCCGCAGCCCAGGCGGCCAGTTCATCCGCCTTGTCCAGGATGGCAGCGATCTCCGCGTCCTCCAGTGTGTCGGGCATCTCAAAATCGTATTTCGCCAGTTCCAGGTTGTACTCCGCCCTCTTCCGGCAGACCGCCTTCGCCTTGCAGAACCGGCACCAGTCCCCGCAGGCAAACTCCCCGCCGCCCTCATAGGCCAGTTTCGCCTTATAGGTCAAGTCGTTATAGGCCCACTGCAAAAGATCATCCTTTGCCATGACACAGACACTCACGTTATCCCGGCGTGGCTGGAAGATGGTCATGCGGACGGTATCAATGTCATAGATGCCGTCAAACAATTCCAGAGCGCCCAGGGCATACAGCATCATCTGGGGATTTTCTACCGCAGACACCTCCACGCCTTTCCCATGCTTGTAATCCACAATATCGAGAGTACCGTCTGCAATGATGACGCAGTCGCCGGTTCCGAAGCCGTCTTTGACGAAACGGGAAAAGTCCAGACGCTGCTCAATCAGCACCACCGGGTCTTTGCAGGATTTCTTTGCGCCTTCCACCAGTTCCAGCACATAGGCCGCATAGTCCAAAGCGCACTGCTCCATTTCCTCGTTGTAGAAGGAAAGGTTCTCCGTGGGGTCAGCGGCATCCATGCCAAGCGCCTGTCTCAGCTTGTATTCACACAGGCTGTGGGCGTCCGTCCCTTCCTGGGCATACTCGCTGCCCGCATCCTCATACTTCTCGCAAAGCCTTGCGGAAGGCGGGCAATTCAGCCACCGGTGGCTGGAGGATGCGGAAAGCAATGCGTGTTTTCCCATCACAGCACCTCCGCTTCCGCAAGGAGCGCCGGATACTCCGCCGGGTCAATGTCCGACAGCTTATCCGCACCGTGCTTGATCAGGAGCGCCTTTACTTCCGATGTGTGTCCGGCACGGGACTTCTCCGCCAGAGCCGCCCGCACCTGTTCCAGCGTCAGCGGCTTTGGCTCTGCCTTCTCCACTTGCTTTGCAACATTTTTCTTTTCCGGTTTCTGAGTCGGCTTTTCCTCCGTGGTTTGGTCCGGCTGCTCCTGTCCGCCCTGTGCGACAGCGTCCGCCACCGCCTGCAAACTGTCTGCCAGGGAACGGAGATCGGATACCACGTCCAGAAGAAGTTTCATCTTACTCATGCGCCAGCCCTCCTTCCGCAACCTCCCGGATGGACAGTTCCTCCACCGTGCTGCCTGGAACGATGACCGTCAGCCTGACCTTGTCCCCCAGCAGGAAACGCATGAACCGCTCCCGCACGGAGACATTCCGCACACTGACCGCGCCGCTGTTCACGGGCTTTTTTGAAACACGGATCTGCAATGTGTGTTTCATCTCATCACCTCTGCTTTCTGAAGGACGGTATCGGGATGTCCTTCAACATACGGAGATTTGAAGCACGGTTTGAGGGGGGATGTCTCAGAAAAATTTCAAAAACTTTTTCCTGGCTCCCTCGATGGATTCCCGTATAGTCTTAATGTCCTTGCCCTCCCGGCGGGCAATCTCCCGGAGGGATACCCCTTCGGCCAGCATCAGCAGCCTGCGCCGCTGTACCTCCGAGAGCTGCCCAAACGCCTCTTTGATCCGCTGGTTTTCAAGCTGCCGGAAAAGTTCTGTCTCCGGCGTACTGCCGTCCGCATAATCCGCGCCTTCATATTCCGCCGCATCCAGGGAATAGCAATGGTACCGCTCTTTCCGATCCTGATTGCTTTCCTCCCGCCTGGAATCCAGAATCAAGTTTCCGATTTCCTCATTGACCTCTACATCTGAGGTCTCACCATTTGCAAATGTGTAATTGATTTTCAATTTGCCGTTCTCCTTTCGGAGCCCGGCAGGCGGCACCTTTGCCGCTAAAACGAAAAAAAGAGCCTGACAAGCAGCACAAAAGTGCCGCTTGCCAGGCTCAATATCCCATCTGTCTTTCTTTCAAGACAGCGTGATGAAGGGGCAACCACAGATGATGGAATGAAATCACCCCTTCGTGCATCATGCTCAGACAAACGCCGCACCGGTTTCCCGGCTTCGCTGTCCGTTGCCCGCCCGTCATATACATTCCTTATGGGGGCTGTCGTATTGCCGCAGCTATCCGGTAAGTCCCGGAACCAGCCCGGAACATTCGGTGGTAGCTATTCAGTTTTGATGATCCCAACCTCCGCGCCGCAGTGCCCACACTTCACATATAAATCGGGATACCGGCCCTTGTGGGGGATCTTAATCAATGTCTTTGTACCCTTTACCGCGTCCAGCAGTTTCCACCCGCATTTCGGGCAGTATACCGGACGCATTTTGTCTCTTATGTCATCCTGTTCAACCTCCTTCTTGCTTTGACGCAAACCGGTCACTCCTTTCCGCCAGAGCCGATCCGGCTACCGGGGAGCGAGCCTGCGATCTGTGCGCAGCTATTCCACAATGTCCGTGAGCCAATGCGCCACCGGTCTGGAAAGAAGCCGCGCGTTGAGGTACGCCATTTCTAAGGTGAGGCAGGTGTTCCCCAAGTAATACCCGTCCATGATCGTGAGGGTCATGGCAAGGTCTGGCTGCTCCATATCGGTCAGGCAGATCGGCAGCAAGTATTGCACCCGGCCCTGATACCCCTGTGGGACCACAATACTCGGTTCCACCACAGCCTTCCGCCGCGCCAACTCAACTGCCGTTTCCAAAAGCAGGGGCAGGTTTTGCGCTTCGCGGATTTCTGCCGGGATACGGGAAAGGTTTTCCTCATCGCCAAGGATATGATCCACGTTGACGCGGATCGGCCATTCCGGGTTATAATTGACGCCATATTGCGTCATATAGTAGCTGGGCTTCTCTGGCAATGGTGAAATGTGCCGGAGTAGCGGAGAAAGTTCATCCGCAAAGCCCCTGAAATACCATTCCAACATAGAGTCCTTCTTTTTATTCCGGTCGAAACAGGCATAGATCGCCTTATATCTCTTGGTGTAAAGGCCCGTATGGAAACAACAAAACTCATTTTCTATATGGAAGAATTTTGCTGCATTGCTGGGTATCCGTTCTTCCTTGTAGTCAATCAGTTGTTTTTTAAAGATCGCATGAATATATCGCTCCAAAATCGGAGTATCTGGATTTTTCGTTAAGTAGTGTCTGCTGATTAAGTCTGGTTAAATGCAAGGGATTCTGTAAAATGTATATTTATTATCCAAAAGTCGATACACGCACAAAATGGCAGAAAGTATTCGTTTCTGAATCTTGAAAAGATTCATCACGAATACAGACAGCGCAATCGATGTCAATTGGGTCTCTTCCAGCTTGGTCACAATAAGCCCCATCCCATAGCATCTCTTGCATAAGCTGAATGCCCGTTCCACTCCGATCCTGTCTACATTGTCCTGATATTCTTTCTTTTTGTCCTGCTTTGCCGTCTCACTGGGTCTGCCCAGCTTCGGCCCGGACAGGCGGATCCCGCGCTCCTTGCAGAACCTGCGGTTGTCCCTTGTCCGGTAGATCTGGTCCGCAAGGATCCTCATCGGATAGTGCCCGGTGCGCTTCCTGTAGCGCTCTGCGGCATCTTCCAGGGAGCCGCACTCGTTGTAGGCATCAAAGGATATCTTTTCAATCCTCCCATAGCCGGATCCATCGATGCTCAGGTCCAGTTTGGCCCCAAACTCTACAGGCGTCTTCGCCTTGCCCCTGACGATTGGCCTGATCCAGGGCTGGCTGATGCTCACGATCCGGTCTGCCACCGAATGTGTCCTGTTCCTGTACATGTACTCCTGCTGCTCATATACTTTTTCAATCGTCCCCAGCAGCTGTGCTTCCTTTTCTTTTGGCACATATCCCTTCTCCTTCAGGCCGCCTACGTATCTGAGGTCCCCGCGCACATAGGAGAGCTGCCTGCGGATGGCTGCCCGTATCTTCTTCGTGCTGCGCTTCTTCATCTTCGCCAGTGCCAGGTAGTCCTTCCTTGCCTGGCGGCGGTACATCCTCGGGCGTGGCAGGCCATGGCCCTTGCAGTAACGGATGATGGTTGCCTCAAGCTTCTCCCTTGCCTCATTCAGGAGGTCGAAGTCCTGGGGATAACGGATGTTCACAGGGGAGCATGTGGCGTCCAGTATCAGCGTCCCGCTGTTCGCCTCCTCCCCGGTGCCCCCACTGCCGCCGGAGGCAGGCGGGCCGTCATCCTGTCCCTCTTCCCCGTCCTGTCTCTCAAGAAGGTACTCGTTGGCCTCCCGTAGGATGTCCGCTGTAAGGCGTCTGCGGAAGAGCACCAGGGTACTGGCATCTATCGGCGCTTTCTCCTGATACCCGGGAAGGCCTATGAAGTATTGGTAGTATGGGTTCTCTTTCAGCTGTTCTACCAGCTCCCTGTCCGGATACTGGTACCGGGCCTGGATGATCAGGCAGCCCAGTGCAAGGCGCAGCGGCTTGGCCGGGTTTCCGGTACCGCTTTCAAACAGCCCTGCATACCTGCGCTCAAACTCGTCCCACGGGATTCTGTCTGCCATCCTGACCCAGCGGTTTGCCGGATCCATATGCAGGCCCAGGGGCTGGTTGAAATCAAGGAAAGTGTGCTGTGAAGTATCCGACCGTTTGTACATGCTTTTTTGCTCCTTTATGCAGGTAGTCTTCTATGAAAACTGCAAGAAAAATGAAGTGGTTTTGCTAAAAACCTTGCATTTATTTTATCATAAAATGCTGTAAAAGTCAGTGAAATCAATGGATTTTCACTTAATCAGCAGACACTAAGTATATAGGGTTTTTAAATCGCCACGGTTCCGGCAGGGCCATCTCCGCCAGCATATCAAGCTGGGAGTACCAGTTCGGGACGTAGGCGAAGGAAAATAAATCCGGCATGAGTATCATATGAGTTTCCTCCATTTGTTCTGTAATGCGTCCACGATCTTCATCTGTACTTGTATCTTCATGTCCTCATCAATGTAGGAATGTAGTTGGCCGTCCGGGCCGACTTCGTCATACATCACCAGAGAATTGATATAGCTATCATAATGCAGGAGATATGCTTCGATTGCCTCCTGGTCGCCGTGAACCGCTCGCTTGATTAGGTCATAGGTTAATTCATGGCTCTGAGCTTCCTTGCTCATAGAAAGTTTTGATTGCCTTAAATGCGCGCTGTCTTAGGTTGTAGACAGTGCGAGTCGTCACCTCCATTCTGGCTGCAATTTCCCCATCCGGGAGGGCTCCCCAGAAGTCAAAGAGTAAGACCTTCTGCTGCTTCTCCGGCAGGGAGCAAAGTGCTTTATATAAAGTTTCGCTGTGAACCACGCAGGATAGCTCGTCCGCATAAAGCACAAAATGGTCAGACGGGTACCTGTCGTCGTGGCTTAAAAGTTCAAGAAGATAGTCTATCGATTCATCGGAAAAATGCTTCTTCCGGTTTGCCTTTGCCCGTTTGAGATTTCTGCTGAAATTCCGGGCTACTGTCTTGGTAAAGGAATCCACCATGGCAACAATCCGTTTTTCATAGTCAGAGGGAGACATCATGCCACATCCCTCCTTTTTGCAGATTTGAGCTGGTTGTTTTTCGCCTCCTCACATAACCAGAACACATCTCAGGGGTACAAACCGGAAAGTTTTTGAAAAATAATTTGAAAAAATTTTTTGAATGGATGAGTCCATCAAAATGCTGGTTAGGAGCTGCACATACAATTTTCCCCCTTATACAAAATGGGCCAATCCACACAAGGCAGACTGGCCCACTTTGGCAGGTAGTTGGCCCACCTTGCTGTAAAAGTAAAATCGCTGATTTCACCGCAACTTGAAAAAAGAATTTTGTTCTTATCTTTTATCATGAATAAGTGTTTTCTTCTCCCAACCTTTACCTTGAAAATAGAAAAATCCTACAATCGCAGGTAGAATCGGAGAAAGGGCCTGTCCATAATAAATACCCGGAAAGCCCATACTTAGTGTAAAGGCAAGAAGCCAGCTCACCGGCAGACGTACAATTACCGCATCCAGCAGCGCATTGAGCATAGCAATATTTGCAACACCTACCCCAATCGCAAAAGAGTCCAACGTATACATGGCAGCGTAAATTAGGCTATTGACACCACAGCAAACCCGCAGATAATACACTCCGTCATTGATTACTTCTGCACTGGTACTGCCAAAAAGCAGGATCAGTTGTTCGGCAAAAACCTGAACGACAATTACAACAACGAGGGTTACAGAAATATTCAGCAGCAAACCGATTTTAACTACTTTCCGCGCTCGTTTTATCTCTCCGGCACCCATGCACTGGCCTACCATCGCTGTAACCGCTTGTCCGATAGCCCAACAGGGCATACCGGCAAAGGTATTGATCTGCAATCCGACACCAGAAGCAGCAGATACAGAAGTACCAAATTGATTTAGCATACCTGTTACAAGCAGATAGGCCGTGTTTACTACTACCATTTGAATTGCGGTAGGCAGCCCAACTTTAAGGATGGAAACCAGTTTATCCATATGCAATGCAAATTTCTTGTGAACATTAGCGGAGAAAAATACTTTATGCTTTCTTAAATAGAAAATAGAAATCACGAAAGAAATTCCCTGTGCTGTGATAGTGGCATAAGCAGCCCCGGCCGTTCCCATTCCAAAAGGGCCTACCAGTAAAATGTCCAAAACAATATTGATGATCGTGGCGATCCCTACGAAATAAAGAGGAGATTTGGAGTCACCTAAGCCTTTGAGTACAGAACACACAGCGTTATATCCAAAGACAAATATTGTTCCCCAGCAAATGATTTTCATGTAATCGCAGGCATCTTGATATGCGTCTGCCGGAACATTTAATACCCGAAAAAGCGGCTGGTAAAATATCAAACCGATAACAGTTACAAGCAGAGCAGACACAAAAGAAAGTATAGCCAGTGTTTGGAAAGTTTCAGCTTGTCCTTTTTTATCATTTGCTCCTTTGTATTGGGCAATCAAGACAGCTCCTCCCATTGTCATTCCAATACAAATGGAGTTAATAATATAGCATAGCTTCGATGCGTTATTGATGGCTGCCAGTCCCGTATCACCTACAATTTGTCCGACTACCAACATATCCACTACGTTGTAGAATGATTGCAGGATATTTGCCAGAAGCAGCGGGAACGCAAAAGCAGCCAATTTCTTTGGTACGCTCCCACTTAATAGATTTTGTTCCTCGGTCATATCAATTCCCCTTTCAAAAAAAAGAGGACACACAAAACCGTGCGCCCTCTGCATAGTTGCCCTAAAATGGGCATAACAAAAGGCCACAAACAAAACATTGTCTGTGGCCTAAACAGTCAATCTTTTATTTTTGATCCGTTAAAAGGGTACAAAAACCAAAGGCAGCCTATATCTACCTCGGCCTCCCCGTTTATAGATCAACTTTCCGAAAAGGCTCCGCACAATGTTTCGTGGTATAAACTTGTTTGGAGCCGAAATCAATGCCAACTTTTCCGAACAACATCATGCTCACCTCTTTCTGATAATGTGTTCCTGATTATAATCATTTTGGCTCCATTTGTCAAGTCTGAGAAATTGATTTATCTGTTCTGATTCCTCCTCAAATGATCTCTCTAAAGCAGCTATTACCTTATAAGTCTGGTGTTAAAATGTATGGTTGACAGTGTAGCGGATTTTGTAAAAAGCAAGCATTTTGTAATGGGCCAATCTGTACAAGACAGACTGGCTTATTTTGGCAGGTAATTGCCCCGCCTTACCAACAACTAATTTCGAAGAGATATTTCCATCAAGCTGATTACCTGCTGTACGATGGCGTTTTCTTTCGTTTGGCAGATGGAAGATATTCCATATTCAATTACCAGTGTTTCCTCCCGCTCATCCGGAAACGTGTAAACAAACTTTGCTGTCGTATCTTTGCAGACCTAGAAAAACGGTTCGTTGCACTCCATATTCAATTTCACATTTTCTCGGAAGGTATTGGTCATGGATATGTATATTGAGCATACGAAAGCAACCTGCCCGGCAACGTTTTTTCTTTCCCCGTCAGGCGGGGACTGTATTCTATTTCTTTTCAATGTTGATAACTCGTTGTGTCCAATCTCGATAAAATGCTTCCTCATGCGATACGAGCAGTACCGTTCCTGCAAAAGTTGAAAGGGCTGTTTTCAAAGCCTCTTTTGCCTGTACGTCTAAATGGTTTGTAGGTTCATCCATAATCAGGAAATTACAGGGGGGCAGAGTAAGCAGACACATCTTTACCTTTGCCTGTTCGCCGCCGCTTAATGTTCCTATGGACTGCATAGCGTGTTTACTGGAAATTCCGCATCGTGCCAAATGCTTGCGGACATCTTTTGTCACCATATTGGGATAAGCATTGGCAACAATTTGAATGGGCGTCAATTCAGGTTCTTTCCACTCTAAATCCTGTTCAAAATATCCGATAGTAACCTGATCGGAAAATTTGAAATGGCCCTGCATAGATGGAATTTCCCCAATCAGGGTTTTTAATAGTGTCGATTTTCCAATCCCATTAAATCCAGTAATAACAACTTTTTGTCCTCCCTTAATGCTAAATTCAATGTTTGATAAAACGGGGTAATGGTAGCCAACTGCCAGATGTTTCACCAACAAGTGTTCTGTATTGGTTAATGGAAGTACGGGAAAATGGAAGTGCGGAATAATTTCCTTTTGGTCTAAGGCTTCCATTTTGTCCATTCGGTCAAGCTGCTTTTGCCGTCCCCGCGCCATTTTTGCTTTTCTGCCCGCTATGTTCTTCCGTATAAATTCCTCTGTCTTTTTAATTTCCTTTTGCTGGGCCGCATATTGCCGTACATAATCTTCCCGCAGCAGGGTTTTCTTCCGCAGAAATTCGGAATATGTGCCGTAGTATTTTGTAATCGTGTCATTGTCTATATCACAAATGCGGTTCGCTATCTTATCCAGAAAATTGAAATCATGGGAAACCACTAAAAAAGCATTTTCCAAAGCAGATAAATATTCCGCCAGCCATGTTACATGATCTTTATCAAGAAAATTGGTCGGCTCGTCCAGCAACAGGACATCCGGCTTTTCCAGCAGTAATTTTGCTAAAATCACTTTTGCCCGCTGGCCGCCACTCATTTCAGCAATCGGACGGTCAAGGCCAATCGCAAGAAGTCCTAACCCATTGGCGACACGCTCAATAGCGGTATCTATCGAATAAAAGTCATGGGCTTCAAGCTGTTCCTGATAATGGGCGGCCAGTTCAAGGCTTTTCGTATCACCGTCAGCAGCTCTTTCATATAGCTGCAACGCCTGTGCCTCCATTTCAAATAACTTTGTGAAAGCGGATTTGAGAAATTCTTTCATCGTTAAGGTATGGTCGATTTCCGCATATTGGTCTAAATAACCAATCGTAGTATTCGGCTGCCAGACAATGCGCCCGCTGTCTGGTATGATCTGCTCTGTACAGATTTTGATTAAAGTGCTTTTGCCGGTTCCATTCTGTCCGACAATGCCAATATGTTCTCCTTTATTGAGTGTGAAACCTGCATTTTTGTATAGCACATTCTCACCAAAAGAGTGTGTCAGTCCGTCAATTTTTAATAAGCTCATTTTTATTAACCCTTTCCTGCATATTCTCTGATACAAACGAAAAAGGCAGAAAGCAAAGATACACAAATGTATCTGCCTTCTGCCTCTGGCATAGCAGCGCCAAAAACAAAAGGCTATGGACAAAACATTGTCCATAGCCTCATACACATTATAACTGCATGGAAAGCCACTTTCTCAAAATGGGTATAAAATCCCCCTTATGGCTTCCCGATGAAATCGAAATGCGTCATTTATACGCTATACTCTGCACAATGTTTCATCGGTATGGATTGTACAGAGCTGATTTTCTTTTTACGCTGATCGGTTAAATGAAAATTCATAATCATGCCTTTATCTCCTTTTGAGAGGTATAACTCTTGTTTCTAATAATACTATGGAGAGCCTGGTTTGTCAATCACTATATCTTTTATGCTGGGTCAGAACAGCATAAACAGCATAAATACAACCTCTTGTCTGCACATTTAGAGGAATAAAATCTGATGAACATCAAGGGATTTCGGTAGTAGTTGACAGGGTGATAATTGGAATTATCCAATCCCCGCCAGAATAGGCTTTTAAATGTGTATAGGAAACCGGGGAAATGTTCGATCTGTTCAACGAGGATTTTTATGAGGACAAGTGAGTCTCCCTGCCATCACTGTATCGCAAGACGGAGGGCACAGAGCACATGGCTGGTACAGTATCAACGAGATACAGAATGCCAGTAGCGAGAAATCAATCTCCGCGCCGAGTACCTTGCCCCCAACTTCAAGCTGCCAACCATACTCCTGCATGAGCTGGCGGATCACTACAATCAGATGTATAGCATTCAAGATATAACTACCAAATTAAATATTTCCGTAATAACCCTTCTTGACCATCATCTTTTATCTTCTTTACCACATAGTTCAGCCATTCATCTGGTGTTGGCACATCTCCAGCACAGGGAATTTTTCTCCATTGCTCCCGTTTGACCGGATCTTTATCATTCCACCCCTTGCCAATTCTATCGGAAATTATCGCCCGCATTTCCTCAACTGAAATGTTTCTCTCCCGCGCCATTCTTTCAAAGATATGCTCCTGCATTATTCTACCTCCAGTCTTTTGCGAATAGCATTTCCATCATCTACAATACTATAACTGTATAAACCCCTTTTAGGAAATATGATAGCTACCGATTGTGACTATTATACCACCATTCTGGGACTTAGAATAGATACAGATAGGTAGGTGATGATATGGATACACAGAAACGGATTAGACAACTGATGGAGGAACGGAACTGGACGGACTATCGGCTGGCAAAGGAGGCAAACCTTTCCCATTCCACCGTTACAAATATGTTCAACAGAAATAACGCACCAACGCTGCCAACTCTGGAGGCAGTATGCAGGGCATTTGGTATCACACTGGCTCAGTTCTTTGCCGAGGGTGAAGAAGCGCAATTGACCGAAGAACAACAGAAACTCTTTTCAAAATGGAGTAGCCTGACAGATAGGCAAAAGCAAATCCTTCTTGAACTGATGGATGCCATCTGAAGCACATCACTCCCACACCGGGAAAGATGTGCTTTTCTTTTGCCATAAAAAAAGCCCCTGCCAATTGCAGGAGCAAAAGCAAGAACTTTATATGTAAATTTGAAATGCACCCATTCACGCAAGTTGGGTGCATTGTATCAATTTATGGTACGCAAGCCAGTAAGAGAGTATGCCAATGACTACCTATACATTTCTGAAAACATCTTCGTACAAACAGAGCCTCATATCCATCCAGGATGCCGTTTCCCTTATTTTTCTTCAAATGTCAATCCTGTCAACTCCACATACCATTTATCCCCCCTGTCAACTCAACACCCCTAATATCTAAATCAACCACTCAACTCTCCACCTTTTTTCACAGTAGACCAGTTCCCACTTACCCGTAAAATGAAAAAATCCGGGAATCGAAACCTGTCCTCTGACAAGCCCTGACTCCCGGAAATCCCTTGTTTTCTACACTTTTTCGCTATCCTATTCTTTAACTTTTGACATCAATACAACCGTCTCCACATGCACCGTATGCGGAAACTGATCCACCGCCCTCCCCCTCACCACTTCATATCCTCTCTCCCTCAGATACTTCACATCTCTCGCCAAAGTAGCCGAATCACAGCTCACATACACAATCCTCTCCGGCTCCATATCCACCATCGTCTTGAGCAGTGCCTCCTCGCACCCTTTCCTCGGCGGATCCACGACGATCACATCTGCATGAGCTTTCTCCCCGCCATGGTTCTTTTCATATTGCTCATAATACTTTGGCAGCACTTCCTCGGCTTTCCCCTCAAAAAATTCGACATTCTCTATTCCGTTTATCGCGGCATTATTCCTGGCATCCTCAACTGCCTGAGGCACAACTTCCACACCGCACACCTGGCATCCTTCTTTCGCCAGAAACAGAGAAATCGTTCCAATCCCGCAGTACAGATCCCAGACTACAGGACTTTTTCCAAAGCTTTCCCGGCTTTTCAGCTCTTCTTCCGATTCCTTTTGATTTCCTTCCTTCCGATACGCTCTATATTCTCCGCCGGCTTCTTCATTCCCCGCTGCAAGGCAGTTCCTTTCCCGACCATACGCTCTATATTCTCCGCCAACTCTCGCATACTCCACCGCAAGACGGTAAAGTTTCTCCGTCTGCACCGGATTCACCTGATAAAACGACAGCGGAGAGATCTGGTACTTTACATCTCCGATATAATCTGTGATATATTCCTGCCCCCAGATAAGCTTTACTTTGTCCCCCAGAATCACATTCGTCCTGTCTTTATTTACATTCAGGGTAATGCTTGTCATTCCCTCTATCCCTGCCAGCCTCTCTGCCAGGGCGCCGCTGTGGGGGAGCCTGTCTGCATTCACTACCAGGCATACCATGATCTCTTTCGTCCGAAACCCATAGCGAATCAGCACATGGCGGACGATTCCTTCATGTGCTGTCTCATTGTAAGGCTTTATGTTATATTCCTTCATAAAGTCGAGGATTATGTTCAGGATTCTCTCATTTACTTTCACCCCCAGCGCGCAGCTTATGTTGGGGATGATGCTGTGGGTGCGCCCGGCGTAAAATCCCGCAATAGGGTTTCCCTCTTTATCCTCGCCGACAGGGAACTGGGCTTTGTTCCGATAGTAAAACGGAGCGCTAAGACCAGCGCTCTCTTCCATTCCCACGATAGGATCCATTATACGGTCCAGGAGTTCCTCCAGCACGCCGCCGATGCGCGAGAGGTTCCCCCTTACCTTTTTTTCTTTAAATGCAAGCTGTTTTTCATAGGACATCTCCTGTATCTGGCAGCCGCCGCATTTCCTCGCCATGGGGCAGACCGGAGCCACACGGTCCGGGGAGGGGCGAAGAATCTTCGCAAGCCTTGCATAGCCGTAGTTTTTCTTCGCTTTCATGAGCTTTGCCTCTATGACGTCGCCGATTACGGCATCTTTTACAAATACCGTGTAACCGTCTGTCTTGCCGATGCCCTCTCCATTTACCCCTATATCTGTAATCTCTATCTCAAAAACATCATTTTTCTGCATATCTTAATATTTCAATATAAACCGCAACCTTTCAGATGCGTTCACTGCTCCCTTATATAATAGTCTTCCTTAAATTTGTCTCAAACAGCCGGTTATAGCCCAGCCAGTCATTACTGTTCTTTTCTTTAAATATCTCTGCCAGAGACTGCATCTTCGCATCCGCGCTGTCTGCAAAATGAAGGGCAAAGGCTTCCGCAAGCGCAGGCTTTTTGGGTGATCCGTATTCCAGCTCCCCATGGTGCGCCACGATGCAGTGCTTAAGCTCGCTTGCCAGCTTTCCCGGAAATTCAGGGATGCTCCCTGCCGCTTCACTCACCATCTCCACCCCGATTACAATATGCCCCAAAAGCTGCCCGTCATCGGTATAATCATTGTCCGGAAACGGTGACAGCTCCTTTGTCTTGCCCATGTCATGGCAGATTGCTGCCGCATAAAGCAGATCCGCATTCAGAATCGGGTACGCCCCTATCATATACTCGCAGAATTTAACCACGCTGAGCGTGTGCTCCAAGAGCCCGCCGGAGAATCCGTGATGAACGCTTTTTGCTGCAGAGTGCAGCTTGAACTTCTCTATAAATGCCTCATCTTTTACAAAATAATACTCTACTGCCTGGCGGAGATACGAATTTGATATTTTGCCTATATATTTTACAAGCTCCTGATACATGCCATCGGTGTTCTTCTCACTTGTGGGCATATAATCCGCCGGCACATACTCTCCCTCCTGCGCCTTTCTTATCTGCCGGATATTGAGCTGCCGGTTATTGTTGTACAGGATGACATCCCCGAACACCTCAATAAAGTCCTTTTCCTCATAATCTGCTATCCCGCTGGAATTCGGATCCCAGACTTTGCCGTCCAGCGTTCCGGTCTTATCCTGCAGGATCAGGCTGTCATAAGGCCTTCCGTTCCTTGTCTCCGCAGAGCGTTTCCCCTTGCAGAGATAAATGTTGCGTATCGTTTCTCCTTCAACGAGAGTATTGATATATCTCATAACCAATGTGCCTCTTTCCATTATATATTTATGTAATAATAGCTATTTATTATTTCTGCTTCCGATTGTGACGCTGAACTCTATCTCCACGTATTCATCACCTGCTCCCTGCCGGCAGCCTTGAAGCTTTATCAGCGTTCCTTCGCTTTTCTGCATCAGGATGCTGTGATAATTGGACAGGCTTACGATATTCTGCCCGTCAATGCCTATTATCACATCTCCGCTCTGGAGGCCTGCTGCCATGGCCGGAGAATCCGGCTTTATCTCCTTCACATAGACACCCTGCGGCATTCCCTTTTCTGTCAGCTCTTCCGTCACGTCCATGCCGCAGATCCCGGTATACGGCACGGGTGTTCCGTTTGACAGGCGCTCCACGATATCTTTAATGTCCGATATGCCGTATCCGCTGATTCTTCCATTGTTCCCTTCCACAAGCGAGGTTGGGCTGATGATGCCGATCAGGCTTCCCCAGCGGTTAAAAATTGCCCCGCTGCCCTGCTTTGCACCCGCAACGTTCGTGCTGATAAGCCTGTAACGCCCATCTGCCAGATCCACATACTCCTCCTCCGCAGTGGCTACCCCGTAACTCACAGACTCGTCGGCTCCAAAAGGCCTGCCCAGTATAATGACCGCCTCGCCGTTTTCTACCAAATTGGAATTACCCATCTGTGCAAGCTCAATACCGGACCATGTGTCCTTTTCTATCTCATTTCTCGCGACTGCATAGACACAGAATCCAAGATTGTAATCTCGCATCTTCTCCGCTGCCATGTGATGTTTCCCGTCAGAGAAAGTAATCCAGATATTTTCCCCCTCTTTCGTATCTATGATTTTTGAAAACACAAGCAGCTCAATACCGTTGTCCGCTATGAGGATTCCGGCAGAACTGTCCGCCTTTTCCTGCCCGGCTATGTCCGCTATGCTGCTTACCGACACTATACACCTTTTCGTCCTGGCTGCCTCTGTATTCAGGTTCTGCAGCACACGCCGGTAACTGTCTTCATCCAGCTCTTTCTTCTCTTCTTTCTTGCCATCATCCGCCTCTCCTCCGGCGTCTCCATCCCCTTCCTTCTCCTCTTCATCCTCGGGAAATTCAACCTTTGATGGATTGTCATTAAAATGCGGCTCAAGCCACGGCCTGAACAGGCAAAACGATACACTGGCAGCAATACCCAGAAAGGCACCGTACACCGTCGCTTTAAAAATGCCTCTCTTTAGTCTCTTCCTGCCTCCCTCTTCATCCTTAATGACTTCCTGTAAAAAAGAATATTCTTCCCGCTCCGTCTCCCCGCCTAACTCTTCCTGTGGAACTTTCCGCTCTTCCATCGATGCACGCATCTCCTTTACAATCCTCTTATTAGTATACATGAAAGGCCGCAAATGTTCAATATTTTATCCTTTTCTTTATGGCTCAAATAGGTTAGAATAATCTATGTGAAAGGCTTGGTGTAATTATGAATAAAAAAACATTGGCAAAATTAGAATATGATAAGATTATAGAGCTGCTTATGGGGCACGCGTCCTCGGGAGTTTGACAGTCTAATATCAAAAAAATAGCTACAGGCCTTGAAAAGCCTGTATTTTTTTGTCAATTTTT